ACTTTTGATATTCAGCTTGTTGTCCAGCTAATTTAACATTAGCATCTTCAGTTTCTTTTTTTTGTTCAGCTTGGTAAAAAGGGGAAACGGCTGCTGTTCCTTGAGCTAAAGCACTAGCTTGGTCAGCATCGCTAAATGGTTTACCTGCACTGTTCACTAGAGCACTATAGTCTCCTGTGGTTGTTGCGTAAGTAATTGATTCTGGACTGTTTCCCACAAGAGCTGGGTGTGCGGCCGCTGCGGATGAATACTCAGTATCAAGTTGAGATTGGGTTTGAGGTTGAGTTTGAGGAGCTATAGGAGCTGGATTACTTGGTTGAGTCTGTTGACCTGAAATCGCTGCAATAGTTCGTGGTCCAAAATACCCTACACCAGTTGAGTTATTGACTCCTGTTCTCTGTTGTAGAGCCGCAACCGCTTTAGTAGTTTGTGGTCCATACGTCCCATAGCCAGTACTGACTTGATACTGAGTCATATATCCATTAGCCACAAGGTAATCTTGAAGCTGTTTAACTGCTTGTGTGTTATTGGAACCTGGTTGTAAGTTTACTTGTGGAAACATGTTATTATTGTTAATTTATAATACCATTTTTTATTAATGTTCATAGGCCGCACACTGATATTGTATTTGAAAATCATTCGCACTACCCTTATTTGTTGTCTCAAAACAGACATTATTTTCCGCTCCTGTAGGTACAGTTGCTGTAAGCGTTGTCACCGAAGAAATACTACCTCCATTCAATCTGGTGTAGTAGTTAATTCCAGTAGGAGTTATTCTTAGAAGAAGTTCTACGGTATCGCCATCAACTACAGTAACTAAAGTCCCGGAAAAAGTAACTGTCCCACCTCCATTACACTGAACTGCGATTATTGTAGTAACACCGGAACTTTTTTTAATTTCAAAACCACAATAGTTTTTCCCTGTTTCTGTAACCCCACTTCCAGTCATTGTCATATTACCTAATCCAACAAACCCCACCCCATCTCCGGCACTGAACCCACTTAGTGCTGCAAATCCACAAGTGAAAGAAGCTCTATTACTAAATACAAAATTCGTTACCCACCAAAGAGCACGGGACCAGTTAGTAGCCACTGCTCCTGGTGCAACTACCATTCCATTGTTGCCGAAAGTAGGAGTGACTGTGGCCCCAGTAAGAACAAAACGTCCTGAGTTTTCGAAGTTTGTGTAAGCCTTCAAGTTAAGTGAAGCGATTCCTATGAATGTTCCATATCCACTAGAATCAATCATTGCGTTATTATTGATATTTATTTCACCAGCTGTGATTGAACCTAGGTTGGCAGAAATAGCAGAAAGTGTATTCGCTACAATATTATTTGCCACTACTTGAATAGTTTGAGTAAGAGCATAAGATGCGTTTACGCTTCCATTTTGAGCAACGGCAATTAAAACCTTTCCAGGACCAATAATATTAGATTGAGTAGTGGTAACTTGATAAGCAGTTAAGGAAGCGTTTATATTTAAATAAATATAATTTTGAGCAGTCATATTTCCTGTATTACCAGCAGAAATAGAGTAAGAGACTCCCTTAGCAGATGTGAACACACCACTTGTCCACGCTACAGTATCAGCATCTGTTACTGAAAACACACAGGTTTGTATCCACCCTAAATCAGCAATATCGAATGTCGTAACAGGAATTGACCCAGGAGCGATAACCTCTCCATTTAATTGTTCTGCATTTGTGTTTATGTCAGTAACTGAGTTACCAGAAGCTATGGCCGAACTTGGTGTAGGAGAAAGATTTGAAGCAACATCACCAGCTCCAAGTGTCTCAGATGTCTGAGGTTCGGTCTTATAAAGATTTCTATTCAATTGTAATTCTGTGAGGTTCATATTTAATTTTTATTAAAACCTTCATCTTGTAGACTAAGTATCTCAATGCCACAAAAAACTATTGCTGTTCCATTAGTGCTTCCTCTAAGTCTAAAACGGATAATACTGAAATCATTGGTATTAGCATTTGGAAACAGAGAGTCATATTCTTCATCAAGTGTATCAATATCTTCCCAATCATTCACTGTCGCCTTCTGTGTTTGATACTGTAAAAGTGCTCCGCCTCCGTTGTATGAAGAAACCATCATTCCATTAATTTTCTTTGACTTAGAATACATTTCTAAAAATGAACGCCATCTATCAATAAAGTCGTAATAAATAGCTATACCAAAATCATCATTTCCTGAGTCAAGTTGACCGACCTTTCCAGTTGATGTTCCAACAACTTGATAAAGAGTAGTCCCGTCATCGAATGGAGTAAGAGCTGTGATTGTATTATTTGGGAAATCGTAAATAGTCCACACTTGAGTAGAAATGGTGTAACGCATCTGACAATTTGTGTATGTCACACCCTCAACTGTTACAGGTCCAACTGACCACTTTACAGCATCATATCCATCATAAATTCCTACAATGTTGTCGTATGCAGAACGAGGAATAGCTTTAACAAAATCAGTAACACGCTTTGATATTTCAGTTGGTTGACCGTCATAATTGAACTGATAAAAACCAGAAGAGTGATGAAAATATAACCCATTTTTTGCTTGAACAATTGATTCCTGAGAATATGTTCCAACATTGTATGCTGGGTAGGGGTCGACATTTGTTGAACTATAAACTCGATAAATATGATTTTGTTTAAAAACTAAAAGTGCTCGAGGTACTCGGAAAAGACCAGTCATTGATTCACCATCTTGAGAGGAAAGGGTCGATATAAAGTTAGTTGCGGTATAAGTAATTGAATAAGTTGAAGGAGGTGTGAATTGAACAATGTCAGAAAAATATAAGGCATCAGTGGTTTTATTACCAACCCAGATACGCCCATCAAATCCAACTTGAACAAAGTGTCCAACTGGCATTGTAGTTGCTGGAACAAATCCGGCAGTTGCCGCAAAAGCACCTCCATTCGATACTTGAAGAGCATCAGTACCATTTACCATATATAGGTAATTCAACCACTGACTAAATCTAGCCTTTGTCGAAACTGAAGTGGTTCGAACTGATGACCATGCACTTCCAGTCCACACTGAAACATCAGTACCAACTTGAGAAAATAGTTTTTTTATTCCACCTTGAATGTTTAGTGTCCCAAAAGAGGTAATACTTCCACTCCTACCAGTGTAAAGAATCTGTGCTCCTGGTCGTGTTTGCCACGCTCCAACTCGGTCAAAGTTCATATTAATAGCAAGTTGAACTGAGTTTTCAGGTGAAACAGTATCATTAAGTTGAGCAGAACGAATAACTCCTTCAGTTGGATAAGGTATTTTTACATTTTGTAGGTTTTTTGACATATTTTTTAATGCTCCTAACCCTCTCCCTGTGGGTACAGTAGGGAGAGAATAGAAATACTAAGAAATTGCAGTCACAACTCCGTTGACTACAGTTATTGAAGTAACTGCTCCTGGTCCAAAGTTAACACCAGAACCAATGTTCGGTCCTGTATAACCTGTGTATCCAGTAGCTGAACCTTGAGGTCCAGTGTAACCTGTGTATCCAGTATAACCAGTATAACCAGTAAATCCTGTGAAGTTTCCAGCTCCAGTGTAACCTGTGTAGCCAGTAAATCCAGTTGGACCTATGTATCCTGTGTAGCCAGTTGTACCAACTCCAGTGTAGCCTGTGTATCCAGTGTATCCAGTTCTACCTGTATATCCAGTATATCCAGTATATCCAGTTGGACCTGTGTATCCTGTGTAGCCAGTTGTACCAGTGTATCCTGTTGTGCCAGTGTATCCAGTCGCACCGTTAGCACCGCTTCCAAGAGCAGTCCATGCTGGTACAGCAACTGTTCCTGATTGCTGATAAACAGCTAGACCATCCAAACTCTCAAGTATACACTCAAGAGCAAATAGACCAGCGTAAGCAGCTCCAGCGTAAGGAGGTCCTGATTTGATAGTTCCGAAAGTAATTAATCTATCCCCTGTCGCTTCTTGTTGTTGAATATCGACATTTGGGATTAAAGGGTTTAAATATGCCATGATTTTATAATTCTTATTTTAATAATTAACTTGTAATAATTGTCGTCTCTTGCCCAGTGTAAAGGTTGTTGAAGACCGCTTGAACTAAATCCTCAAACTTCTTTAAATCAGGGTCGTTACTACCCAATGAAACATCTTTTCGATATTTTATTGCGTACCGTAGATACCATTTATATATCTCACGATAATGCTCAGGTATAACTTGATACAGATTCTCAACTTTATCAATTTTCTTGTAGTAATCGATGTAGACATTGTTTCCTTGCATCGAGTCTGGAATGATTCGGTCGAAATATAACCTATTCTCAAACACCGTGTAGTAAACCGGTTGAGAGATGGTTGGATTTGACCACACCTGTGTACCAACAGGTATCGACCTTGTGACCCCAGTTACTCCAGTTAATTGATTAGTTGTTAAATCTACCCCAGTGTAAGAAATCTGCATCAGAGTTTGTGAATATGCAGTGGTGGCCACATACGCAACACCTGATGATGAACCACTGAAATCTCCTACACTGTCTAAGGTTATTGTTGAGGCACTGATTGCAACCGTGACTGTATTACTTCCGCCCATAACTGACCATGCAACCTGATTCCAGGTTCTCTTGTCTATATACCTCAAATTGTATGGTGTCAAAACATTTCCAATGAGGAATCTAGCTGCAAGCATCGACCTATCCGTTTCATTGAAGTCAATGTCATCAGGTAGGTCGACATAATTTGTTCCAGAGAGAACTCCGATTGGAAATTCAAATTGTTCTTGCCACGCATGGCGGATACCATATAATTTTCCTTCTGTGTATTTTCGAGCATCATCAATTGCAGATAGACAGAATGTGATATTTATTTTTGGGTCATTTTCGGAAACACCCATCGCTCTAAGCACTGGATAAATAAGTTCAGCTACTGATTTTGGATCATAAGTATCAACACTAATTGGGTCCGAATAACTAGATAAATCTCCAGTAATTGAATTTTTCCATTGAAGTTTATAGAAAGAAGTAACAAGTCCAGCAGGATGAAATACTACTGTATTTTGCTGAGAAACTTGAAATGTTGAAGTGCTAAGCACTGAATAAGCTCCACCACTTGTCGCAGACCAGGAAACAATAACTTGGTCGTAATTCAACTGTTTAACTGAATCCCCTCTAAAGTGAGGAAGAATTGTCGTGCCAACAACAAGATTGGTAGTCGTATGACTTGAAGAAATGACAATTTCAGCGTTTTCTGACCCTAAACTCGATAATAATACCGGAATCGAACTCCCTGAAGTGAAATCTGTAAAATTGTCTCCATTCAAGCCGTTCAATCCAGCTAAAGCGTTATCACTTAAAAAAGTAGCAACTTTGACATCCAATTGATTTGGTATCGTGATTGTGTTGCCAATGTTATGCTCTATTTTTATTTGTGGAAATTCAGACATATTGTTTATTGATTAATAAATGATACCTTCTTTCCAAACTTTGTCATAATCCAAATGATGATTCCTTTGACTGTGACGATTGCACCTCCCACCGCACCAATCTGTGTTGCAAGACCGATAATGTCTTCTGGATTTAATTTAATATTGAGTAACTGTGCTGCTAAAAATATGATAATACTTGAACTTGCTATCACCGCACCACTGATTCGAGCAGACACTTTTGCAGGGTCTACTGAACTTGTCATGTATGCGGGTAATGTTGGTTTTGTTTCCATTTGTATATTATACATTAATTTAATAATAAAAGGGAGACATGCTCCCTTACTATTTAACGGATAGCTCCGAGATGTGGATCACCTCCTTGGTGTTTCTTTGCCCTCACAACCCTCTCAAGAAGGCTGAGGACTTCATCTGCTGTGGCATTCTTGAACAAGCGATGCCATGCTTCATGCTTCTCAATATCAATCAAGAGAAGGTTACTGAGACTGTTGTCACCTCCTCTACTTTTTGGGTAGAGGAAGTGATGACGATTTCGACCCTTTCTGTGCTTGCCTTTTTTACTTCTTCGGGGCATTGGGTGGCTCCCTGTCGTCAATTCCCAATTGGCGCAACCAATCGTGGTCAGAGATTACGGGGAGTTTAGGCATTGGTTTGAGTGGTGGTTTGAGTGGCACAGACTCACCTCGGAGTTTCTGGACTGTTTCGTTCAAAAACTTAAACGATACAGTCGCAGTAACTTTTGCACTACAACCGAGGCATAAACCCTCGGAAATGATTGTGTTGTTTTCCGCAACCCAGAGCAGTGTGGGAGGTGCTATTCCACCACACGAACACTGGGTAATAAGTACCTGACATCGCATTTTCATACTGCCTCCTTTACTTCAAAAGTGTAATTCGGAGTGATTTTTGTTTCTGTGACCTCAGTTTCCTTTCCTGTATAGCCCCAGATATACTTGACACTGGCTGTTCCGTTTGAGAATTTCACCCAACCAGAAAGCCAATATCTTTCAATACGAAAGTTTCCGTTTTGCAACAAGACAACTCTGTTCAACTCTTGCATTGTTTATCTCCTTTCTTACAAAGAACACCATAAGATTGAGAATTGGATTCTCAACCTTAGCTATTCTCTATTTGACTCTGAAATAAAATGTCGGCATTTTTTGTGTTGTTTGGTACTTCCCTATCCAGCCAGTAAGTGTCCAGTTGTCTTTAAGTAGTCCTGTGTTGGAGTCGTTTGAAAGAATCCTGCTCACACCATCGTAGATTCCCACATGGCCTCTACTCCCTTTTATACCCATTCCTGTTACTGAAAGAATAATATCTCCCTTTGAAAAATCTTCTTTTGCGATGAGTGTAAAGTGAGCATTCATCCAGTCATACATACTGTACGTCCCTGAGATACCTCCCTTTGGTATCTTGTACCCTGCTTTGTTTAGAATGAAGCTCACACACTGAGCACAGTTGAGGTTTTTTGAGACAGTCGGATTGAGTGTCAGATACTTACCTTTGAGTGACCATGCGAGATTATAGAGTCTCTCCCGGTCCGTCTCCACAGGTACTGCTATCGGTGTTGGGTCTGGTATTGGCATAACTTTTTGTTGATTGATAAGTAATTGCAATATGATAATAATGTTCTTGTATGCGTCAATGATTGCTTCGAGAATTGTCTTCTCTCGTCTTGCGTCTATCTCTGAAGTAGACATCACGGCTGTACCAGAGGCCCACACAGAAAGTGCGTGGTTAAATACTTCACGAGTCATGTACACTTTGTACCCTACATTGGCTTCTACCTGCATCATTGGCACACCGTCTACTTTTCTCCAACCTTCCGAATGCATGAGGTGGTAGTTTGTGATTGCTTCTCCTTTTGGCAGAATACTTTTACCAGCCCAATTGGAGTACCATGGACACCAGAACATGATTGAGTTTTGAGCCAGTTCTATCGCAGAACGACAGTTATCAAAGGCATCATAACGTCCTGTGTGAGCCTGCCAGTACGAGTTAAAAGGCTTCTCTACGCCACCTGCGAGGAGTTTGAGGTATTCTATACCTGCTTTAATAGCGTGCTTAGGCTCTGCACCCTCCTTGGTGCTCGGTATACGATTGAATAGCTCTACATGGTCATATGCCTTGTGAGTCTTGTCAGTCGCTACTTCACAGACACCGATTGCAGAACACATCACATCACCGATCGGCTGTACAAAGTCAGTCAGAGACGAGTCAAAGATAAGCTCATCAGGAAAGGAAGTAACCTGTCCAAACTTTTGGAAGAAGTTAAAATTTCTGCTGTCTACTTTGAATGTAAGTTTCATTTTATTGTTCGAGTTACTAAATAGATAATTATTGGTATAACAAGTGCGGTAAGAACTGCAAGACCTCCACTCATATAATTTCTCCACGCCTGTACATCAGCTATTTTACCATTGGTCCATGTTATTTTAATCTCAATTCTTTTTAGAACATCATCTTGTTCAAGAAGATGCTTTGTTACATCTTGAAATTTTGAATCCAACTCTCTTTTGGTGTAGTCTGCTTCCATAATAATATTACATAGGTTTAACGTCTTCTACAGGCACAACAGCCTCCATGTCTATTGCTTCTTGTGTCTCCATGTTATTTTTTAAGTTTAATAATTTGTCTCTGCTGATACACGAACACTATCGCAAGGAAAGCTATGATAAGCCACTGATAGTTTTCCTCTGCACCACGCTTCATCTGTCCTGCTACGGAGTGGTCTTGGGTGTACTTTGTAAGAAGTGCAGTGTAACGGAGATAGTCAAATGAGATAACGTCACCTTTCTTAAAGAGATGTCCGTCAAGAGTTGTATCCGCTGTAGCACGTTCAATGAGCTTAGGGTCAATCTTCTCTACTTCTTCTGCTATGAATCCGTAGCGTGTATCTCCTTTCTCATTGTTCACATACTGCACAGGTGTAAGTTGTGAGATGACACGTTTTGCTTCTTCACTCGTGATTTCTTTAATGTCGTGCTTTGTGTATTTAGATGAGGTAACACATGTCGTGTTTCCTGCGGTTACCACTTCAAAGTTTGCGAGAATACAGACGGCGTTACCTGCGGTTGATGAGGTAAGTCCATTAACGGCCATTGTTCCTACTACTGAGAGAGTACGCCATGGAGAGGTGGTAGCAACCCCCACATTACCTGTGCTCCCAATAATAGTAAGTGCAGAGGTAGTGGTAGTTGCTGTTCCAGCTACAGTCGTTGTTGCAAAGTAAAGATTCCCTCCTGCATTACGCATTACCCACTGTGCGAGACC